CGCTTGTGTCTGCCACGCTTGCATTGCCCCTTGGTAGTTTGATTGGTTAAGGCTTTGAACATTGCCCATCTGCTGCCCGATAGACTGACCGTATCCGGCAACTTGAGTCGGAGCATACGGAGCCGCTTGCTGCTGCATTCCGCCCAGTGATCCAAGCTGATTAACCAGCGGTTGGCCGAAGGCAAATGCTTGCAGGTTGCCCATGCGTTGCTGGTTCATCGTCTCCTGCCCACTCAAGCGATTCATCGCATTGGCGTAATTTTGCTGCGCCGCTTGATTCCGGCTCGCTTGGCCGGTCAGTCGGTTCTGCTGGTTAGCCATTGCAAGGCGTGATGTGTAATCCTCTGCCGATTGGCCGGATTGCAGGAACCCAAGATAGTCCGCAACCGCTTGGCGGCTGGCAGCGTCCTCTGCGCCCGTTTCGGCGATGGACTGCTGTAACACTGCCCCGCCTCCAAAGATGTTGCCAGAAGCGGCCTGACGCCCTTTAGCGATGTCCCCTGCCCGCTTGGCAGCGCGCCGACTAAACTCACCGGACTGCAACCGCTCCATCAAGCTACGTTCGGCATCTTTACGAGCAGCAAGCGTTTCCGGATCAGCTTGAAGTACTGTATCCTGGTCTAGGGACTCAAGCTCCGGAGCGTCCGGCACGGATGGGATGTTGTCCATGTCCGCCAGAACCTTGTCGCCGAGTGTCTCGCGCGCCTCAAAGCCTTTTGGATCAGCTTGTCGCAGTTGGTCACGGGAAGACTCAACAAACTGCGGGCCATACTCTTTATAAAGGTCTAGTAGTACTCTGGCGTTTTCGGATGCAGACTGATTCTGAAAGTCCTGCATGACTTTCGCCATCTCGACATCGCCAAGGTTGGTGAAATCAACCGTCTTTATCTCGCCAGTGTCAGGATGCTCGTATGTAAATTCTTTACCTAATCTACGGGCCGACTCTACTCCAGCAATAATGGGTGACCATTCCGCTGCTGCCTCGACGCCCTCCCCGTAGCTGGGAGGAGTTGGGGCCGGTGGTGGGGTTCCCTTGTTCAACGCTCCGCGCGCTGCCCAAAACTGTTGTCCCTTGGCTTCGACAATCTGCCGCGCCAATTGCTCGCATTTTTGAATCAATTCGTTCATGCCAGTGCCTTGTCGTATAGTCCCTTTAAATCTTCCCGATTTAGTTTATTCATATTTTGAATTGTAAGGTAGGTGTCGTAGAGGTCGCCCTCGTATCCCGAAATATATGCCTCGGCAATGAATGGTTGATGTGGCATGACCCACACCGCAGCATCCCCCAGCTTGTCTGCCCCTGCATATGCAATCCCACGATAGCACCCCACCTCGACAGGCTTATCGAGTGCTATATTAGCAGTTGGGACTTTCTCTGCAAAGCCTTCACCTCTGACAACTGGGCCTTCTAAATTCAAGCCATGAGCCTTTCGATTAGTTCGGGTTGAATCCTCTTCCTTTGACCATGTCGAGTGGCGAACAGTTTTTTTTCACGCCAATCGGGATGCCTCGATGTAAATTCATCGATGAGAGTTTCCAGCCCTTGCTTGTTTTTTGATAATACGTCTTGGAACTCGATAGCAGTGCCTTCCCTTTTTTGGGGTAGCCAATGCCGATCCAAATCGTCTTCATCGATCTGTCTCGCAAAACCGACTGCGACCAACTCGCCATCTTCTTGGACGAGGTGCAGACTTCCAATGTCGGCGGAGAAGCTGATGAAAGGTGAAAGGATATTGTTTGGCCATCTTCCGAAACAAGTTCCCCTTCGGTCATTTCCTCGTATAAAATCGATGACATCACCAACTCCAAAATCTCTGGCACTAGTCCCATCCACTGGCCTATCTCTCCGGTTTAATTGGTTGCCCAAATGCACTCGCTTGTATCGAGTGAACTGCAAGGCGTCCGGAGTCGGCCTTGACCTTAAATTGCATTTGGTTAAATCGCCCTTTCGGGATTAAGTTGTACCCCTTGCGGACAAGGTTGCTGTTAGCGGCAATAGTCACATTGCTCGCCAGTTCAGATTCGGTGCTACTCAAATCCTTGTAGTAGTCCAAATCCGCTGAAATGTCCGTGGAGTGAATGTTCTCCAAGTTAAACTGAACCGAGTGACCAATCTTGTCGCCCCAAGTCTCACCAAAGCGATATGCGCGCGTTTTGATGTATGACTCGTAATCAATTCCGCCATCTTGATAGTTCGTAAGTGTCGTAGAGTTTTCCGCAGTGAAATCGTCCCAAGTAAACAACTTTCCGCTTTGGTCGCCAAAGTTAAGCCGCAGCTTGCCGCCAAATGCGGTAATCACCCAATCGCGCGGTTGCCATCCCGTCCAGAACCCTGTCCATGACGAGGCAAGCAGGTGGTAGCACAACACATGATCCGGCTCGGTAGCACTCCCAAGCGGAACCGCGATTAGGTAACGGTTGCGCCAATACACCGCAGCGCACTTGCTGATCGCTGATTGATTGATTTGACCCACCAAATCGTTGATGGGGCTGGATAAAGGTTGCGAGATGTCGGTTTGCGCGCCGGACTCAATAGTCTTCACTGACCGAACACCATCACGCGACATAAACAGCACATCGGAGCCAACTTGCTGCACTGTGCGCGCTGCCACGCAACCCACGCGGTTATTGATTAAGCGGATTTGCCATTCAGCCACGCTTTGAGCCGGATTAGCATTTACCACCCAAATCGAACGCTCTTTAAACACTAGCAGGTTAAAATCAAACCAAGATGTCAGGGCAACAATGGGGTCACCATCACCACCACCCACTCGTATGCTGTTGCCCGCCAAGTCGAACGACTCACCATCCAAGATGTCGCTGCAATAAATCGTGTCAGACGGCACGGCGGTGTCTGCGCTGGTGGCAAATAGCCGGTTAGTGTGAGAAACAAGTAGCTTCGGCTTGCTAGGCGTCTGACTAACCTTGGCGATACCTTCAGCAGTGGTTCCGCCTGAAGGTGCTGCGGTAAATGTTATAGTGGGTGGCGTGGTAGTAGAGTATCCGCTACCGGCAGTGGTTATATCCGCGCCTACCACCTTACCTCCGTAACCCATGTTGGAAGTTGCCGCCGCGCCGCCAGATGAAAAAGCAATTGTGGGCGCAGTCGTGTAGCCTTCTCCCTGCTTGGTTATTTCGATGGAAGTAATCCGCCCACCGGAGATGGATTGGTTGGTTCCAGAGTCATCAATGTAACGCAATGCCCCATCCCCATCGCAGTAGTACATCCGGTTGGCAAGTTGCGCGAAGTTCACATCCGCACCAGCCGCCAGTGAAGAACCACTGATGGTGGAGTAAGTTCCAGATTCAGTTGAAATCTTCAGGTTGTTGGAACCATCTGCCAGCACCAACCTTTCAGTAGTTCCGGAATCAAAGTAACTTGCGCCCGTAATCGGCGCAGTAACCCCGTTCCATAATTGCCCTTCAGCTTCCCAGTTATTTGATGCTGAATCCCATGACATGTAGCCTAAAGTTAATGCCGCGCCCCTGCGAGTTACAGCATTACCAAACTCATCGAGGTCAATGTTCTTACCCTCAACATACCCGTTTTCAGGCACAAGATTCGCGCGGGTCGCGCTAACCTGACCACCAACAAAGGAATCATTGCCATCAATTAAGATGGGGTCATCAAGGGCATTGTTGCTTAAAGTAGGCATCAGTTAATGATGAAATCGTTTCGGCTCCAGTGTGACGGCACATCCGGCACAATAACTGAAACCTTGTTCTGTTGGACGTTGTCCAGTTCGCGGCTAATCTGCAAAAGTGTTGTCGCCTCGGTAAATTTTAGCTGCGCCTTGCTGTACTGCATCGAACGCTCAAGCATATCCCCTTCAGCATACGCCAGCAGAACATTGTCAACACCTGGAATCACCGGAGAGTCGGAGTCGCCAAGGTCAGTGTTCTTCAGCTTGCCCAGCGCGTAAACCGTTCCGGCGGCGTTGGGAGTGGGTATGGGCTTGATGCGGCAGTTTCCGCTGGCGTCTTTTGGAAGCGGGGTAAAGTTAACCGGAGTGGTGCGGCGATCTGCCGTGTTGTTCCAAATATTTGGGTCAAGCTGGAAGAACTGTATCCAATTCTGGCCGCTTATTTCATGGCCTTCATCCTTGCCGGTTTCAGTAAACTTTGCCGCCACAACGAAATCCAACCGAGGCGCGGTGGATGCCGTAGTGGTGGATGTCGGGTAATAGAATATTGTTGGGTCGCCAGACAAAGTTACCGTTTCGTCATTCGCACTAACAGATGCACTGACCACGCCCAAGGTTTGAGTCCAAAGTTGCGACTCCCAAACCATGCGGTAGCGGTTATTGATAAACTTTTTGCAAGTCACAACCGATGCGCTATCGGTGTCGCTCAATTTCGTCGTAATCTGATCTGCCAGTTCGCTTAATGTCATCGTTTGCCTTCTATTCGACGCTCCAGTTCGTTTATATACCGACCTAAATCTATTATGAGTGCTTCACTCTCCGGATGCTCCGTTATCTGCTCCATCCCCAGTGGATGTCTCTCGGCTATCTCCTGAAACCCGTTCAGCTTCTCGCTTATGCATCCTGCGCTCGCGAGCAGCATCAATAAGATCATAAATTTTATCATTCTTCTCATTCTCGCGAGCTTGTGCCTGTGCTGCTGTAGCCACATCCCCCAGCCGCTCAAGGGCATCCACAATCTTTGGGATCGCCCTCAAGGCGGCTAGTAGGTCTAGTATCATTTTTTGGCAGCGTATTCTTTCATTGCGTCCACAATCCCCTGCCCCGCGACATAGGACGGCACTATAACAACTACTGCGCCAATTATTTGCTCTGCCATTTCGGGCGAAATGTTTGCCCACTCTGTCGCCAACACGGTTAGCACACCGCCGATAGCGACCCATAGTTTTCTGCTTTTCAGTTTTTCTTTCATATTATTCTCCACCAAATAGTTTAGAGAAAGCTGCCGCGCCACCCGCTGATCCAAGTCCAATTGCTCCGATAAGTTTCCAACGAAATTCTTCCAAGTACTTTAGCCTTGTCGAATGGTGGTTGAGTCGTTCAGCAATCTCATCAAGCCGATCAACAATATGTATCTGCCGAGACTCGATCCTAGCCAACTGTGCCGATAATGAATTAGGATCATACTCCGCCATCTTCTTGCCCCTTCTCTTCAGCCTCCATCCGGTCACGCTCGGCCTGTTCATCTGGATTCAGCGGCCAGTTCTGCTTAATTAAATCTATGTCAGTGTATGTGGCGGCAGCGTTGTATTCGCCTTCAAGACGATCCGCCTCGGCAATCACTGCTGCACGGTATTCGGCCCACTCATCAGCCACCACTCGGCTACGCTCCACGCTGGCAATCACCATCCAATCAGATTGGGCCAACATCTTACCCGCAGTGTCTTTAGCCTGTGCAATGCCGTTACTC